GTTGCCATTGCTGCTCTTGTCGTAGCCAAGCGTGGTCGTGCTGGTAGCATTATCGAAATCGAGCATGAAGCTGTTCGTGCCACCTGCATCGACAACTGCTTTGACTGCGGATTGGCTCTTGCTTACCCACTCGTTGATTTCGGTGTTGAGGTAGCCGAAATCTGCTTGGGTGAGCGCTCCGCCGTTATCTACAAAAGCGATGCGAGACAGGTAGCCCTCAAGGTAGCTATTTCCAAGTATTTGATATCTGGCTAGGTTATGCAGGGCTGCTGAATTTAGTTGAGGCAGCGTGGTGCTGTAGCTGATAACTTCTACACTTACACCGTTCTCAATAACGTAGCCCTTGACGTTCGTACCGTTGCTGCGGAAAAACATATCGCAGTGGCTAGTCGGGTCACGAAATACCGCTGTAGATGTGGCGACCTGACCGCCACCGCTGTCCCAAAACGTGAGCTGGTCAGAGGCATTAAAGCCGATTGCTGAGTAGTCGCGTCCGATGATAATCTGGGTGGCCCCGTTTTTGGCCTTCTTTATGCGAACAGAAAGCGCCCACGATGTATTGCTCGTCGGCGTTCCAAATGTCCTGCTCAAATACGCACTCGCGGCACTCCTGCACCGCAGCGAATGCCCGATGTCGCCGGTATCTACGCCGGAGGAACCGGAACCGAATGTGCTCAGTATCGTCATGCCAGATTCGCCGAAGCAGTGAGATAGACGTTCGTGCCGTCACTCAGGCCGGTCAGCAGGTAGGTGCCGGTCGCGCTGATCTTGCTCAGGTCAGAGGTGCTAATCTTCGTGTTCGCGTGTGCCGTGATGGCGTAGTTGCTGCCATTGACCAGCTTGATTGCGACAGGCTGTCCGGAAGGGATGTTTGTAAATGTCAGCGTTCCACCTGCGGTCGGAGTGCATTTGAAGTAGTTCGTCACGTTCAGGTCGAACGAGAGATCGTTGTCGGTAGTGATCGTTCCGCGTTGTGCGCCTGTCCATGCTTGGTCCACATTCAACTTAGCAGTATTAGTATCATATGCCTGTACGTCAGTACCAATAGCCAGACCAAGGAAAGAACGGGCGGATGTACCACCTGCAGCTAGTGTGGTTAGGTCTGCATCATATGCTTGAACATTAGTACCAATGTCTAAACCAAGAGCAACACGAGCTGCACCTGCTGTAGCTTCACCTGTTCCACCAGCAGCAATAGGTAGAATACCTGTAGCAGTGGTGACATCAACACTTGTAGCCACCACACCAGTAAGCTGTGAGCCATCTACTGCTGGCAATCTAGCAGACCCATCCAACTGTACAATTTTATTAGCAGTAGTGCCGATTTCTAAGCCTAGGGCTGTTCTAGCTGTAGCAGGGGTTTGTGCACCATCAAGGGCACCGTAAACTGTATCATTAACATCATTTAACCATGATGCAACAATAACTGTAGAGTTATCAACGAAAGTTGTATCACTCATATAGAAGTCCTTCCAGTGATTGAGCAACCAGCAACAGCCCTACCAGCATAAGCTGATGACCCTTCTGGTGTACATACATAAACTACATTAGTAAAAACATAAGGTGGAATAGGTCTTGTGAAAGGCACAGAGATTTTATCCTGCCGTGCCCTCACAAAGTCCTGCGCTTGGCGTTGCTCGTAGTCATCAGGACAGACTATGAATCCGTCCCAACGCTGTTTAGCATCTTCAGCCTTTATCTTCTTCGAGCATACATCACAGGTAATATTATTAGAACCGGATACATAATAATTTTTACCACCCATATAAATTCCTCTTACTTAAATTTTCTTTTTTACAAGCAGAACATATCTTCATAAACGTTCCATTGCCCAGAGATGTAATAATTTCTCATAATTACTCGTGGTATAAGTTCGGACTAATAACCCATTGGAAGACTTCTGTTGCAGTAGCTGTACCAAGCAAAGGCTTGACAATTACTTGGATATATTCACCCGGGTTGATAATCAGTGGTGCCTCAAAGTCAAACTGGATACCACTTGCCTGTGCACCAACAGCAGCACCAACAGGGAAAGAGATCACACCGACTGGTTGAATCCGGCGAGCCTTCACAGTGTTATTAGCAAAGCTGGCAGTTTCAGCCTGTGCTAGGGTTAATGCTGAGGAACCCCAAGCAACAGCCACAGCAAAAACAGAGGCCGTTGTAGCAACAGCAACAACAGAGTTCACGCAATCAACCTTAATACCCCGTAGCTTAAGAGTACGTGGGGTTTGGTTTACACCACCAAGAGGATTAAGATAACTAGCTACAATTAGGTCAGTTGCAGAGGTAGCCGGGGCGTTCATCAAGAACAGGCCACCAAGGAAGGCACCTAGAGCAGCAGTAGTGTTAGTTGCAGCAGCAGCGGTTGGTAGGGCAGTATTAGCCCATTGCACTTGTGGGGAACCAGCAGAACCACCATTCAATTGCTGCATACCTAAACCACAAGAGGCCATTTGGTTGGCCCATGTTTGGTTAGTTGCCATATCCATTAGGGAGACAGACACATCACCCAGCTTAAAAATCAAGTTTGGTGTAGAACCAACTAGGGCTGAGTTGTACTTCTGAATAAATACGGGCAGAGCAGAGGTTAGGAATGGTTGACCATTGGCGCTAGGAATTGGTGATTCACCATACAACACATCATCAATCCACCACTCAATTTCACGCTCACCAACAACAGCTACATACTTAGAGTTAGTGTTAAGGGATAGGGTAGCAGCAAGAGTGGCACCAGAAATTAATTCGAGTTTATTAGCTACACCACTATTATAGCGTTGCACACCAAAAAGACCAGCGGAGGTAAGTTCAAACCAGATACCATCAACAGGCTCAGCAGCACCAGTAGCCACACCAAGACCTATTAGGAAAATCTCGTTAGCCGTTGGGTAAGCAGTAAACTGACCAGTAAATTCGACAGCGAGTGGGGCAGTACCAAACAGTGGGAAGTAACGCCAACTTTGTAGATAAGCATAGTTACCAGAAACTGTTGAAGTACCTGCAGCATTAACGTTCAAAAAACCTGCCGATTGCGTCATCGTCATTGTTGTGAACGAATGCTTCCAATTGGACGGGTTCTGTGCTGTAGCATTAAATGTATCAGTAAATAACATTGTATCTACACCAACACGCAAGCGGAAATCCTGTGATACTTCAGGGGACTTTAGATAAGCAGTCCCTGTTTTTTCTCCTGTATCATTCTCACAGAAGAGACGAACGGCACCACCATCTGTTGGAGATAGTTTTACTTTAATCTCATTGTCTGCAGTTACTTCAGCAACATTACCAGACGTATTACCTTCAATTCTAAATCCTGCCATTATATCCACTCCCAATTAATATTAAAGGTTCCTGTCAGTCTCAAGTCAGTTGAGGCATAGATAGTGAAACCAGTTCCAGCAACAATATTACCGCATGTAATATTAATTGGAACTATTGTGTGTTCTGTTATATTGTGTTCAGCAGTAGCTGTAGCAACTAAATAAGCTTTACATTTACTAGTGCCAGTAATTGTGGTCTGCCCTGTGATAACAACCTCAAGATTGTTTGTTCCGGGTGTAGCACCAAAATCCAAGGTAGTTGTACCTGTGGCAATACTACCACCCCCACCGCCACCACCGGATGCATTGATGGTGACGGTAGTATCTGTTTCAATGGTAGTGACGTTAGTACCAGCAATGATCTGTTTAGGAGCAACCGCTACTACACCATTAGCTATACTAACAGTCATATCACACCATAGCAGCGCGAAGTTTAGCTAGCTTGTCTTCCACTTCCTGTGTTTTAGCTGTAAGGTCAGCAGCAGCTAGTTCATATGCCTGTAGGTTTTTACGTAAAGCACGCTCACGTTCGTTGAGTGACTTTTCTAGTTCGGCTACGACAGCCTGCTTGTTTTCTGCGATCTGTTTCTCAGCATTAAAAAGTTCAACTACTTTACGATGTTCTTCAAATAGAGTATCGTAAGCAGCCTGACGTTGCTGGCTATCACGAGTAGCAGTAGCTTCGATTTCAGCAGCCTTTGCTTCAGCTACTTCAACAGCCTTAACGGCCTTCTTCTGTAGCTTCTCAATATCAGATGCCTTTCCTACAAGCTCTGCAGCAGCAGTTAACTGATCCCGTGCATCCTTGAGTTCATTCAGATACTTGTCGTACTTAGTGGGATTTTTTACTAAGTCCATGAACTCAGTTAGGTCTTGGAAGTTCATTATCGTTGTCCTTGCAGGATTGTTAGGGTAGCACTGCCTGAAGTGTAAGCAGTGTTATTAATTCGGACTGCACGAATAGGAAAAGCGTAGTTCCCATCGGCAGAGGCGGTCTTGCTGACCAAGGTTGAATGTTTGAAAGCAGTAGGAGTTACTGAACTATCAAAAACGTCATCAAATGTATGTTCAATATCAGCAGTGAGAGTTCCAGAGATAACAAGACCAAGGCCAACGTTAAATGGGCTTTGTTTGTAGTCTAGTGGAATCCATGCGGACGTTCCTGCGGCTGATCGTGATACTATTGTAGGGCGCATATTAATTCCTTTAAATGAAAATGGGGAGACAACTCCGAAGAACTGCCTCCCCACTTGGGTTACTACTTAGAAACTATACCCAGATTGTGGGAAGTAGTATTCTACTTTAACCAGCCACGGACCACCTGAAGAGGAGGCCGCACCAGTTTCAGCATACCGTGCTTTGAACAGGGTATCAGCGGTAAGTTGCGTACCGTTTGATGTACCACCAGCAGCACCAACAGCAAAGTAACCTTTACCATTGGTCTTGACATCGAAACTATCAACTAGTTCGTCGGCAGTACCCGGATTAGTACCAACGTCAATAATGGCTGTGGTAGCAGCATTAGAAACGGCAGGACCCATCACATAGGCACCAGCGAATACAGAACCCTTCGGAAGCCAGAAAGCATCAAATGCAGTTGTATCCGAACGGGTAACCTGTACGACTTTGTTGAGAATATCAAGGGCTGGTGGGGTAGTAGAAGTAACTACCTGATTAGGACGAAGTGCCATATACTACCCCTCCTTATTAAACGCCGGGTGAACCGTAGATTGCGCGTGGATCGCTCCAACCGAAGGAGTAACGAGCAGTGGCCTTGAACTTAGCGTTCTCGGTATCAAAGTCATTATCCATCTCGAACTGGTCACCACGACGCTCGAAATACTTCAGACCATCCTTAACGGAAGTCAGAATGTACCATGCATCTGGATCAGTCAGATAGTGGTTGGTAACAACATTACTAAAGATACCCATATCCTTAAGGACGTTCGGATCATTTAGATCAGTACCAACGCGGCCATTAGCACCTAGAACACGCTTGGCTTCAAACTGAAGCTGATAAGGGATGACAAGCTTTTCAGGCTTGGCAGCAATCAGGAGACCACGATCATCGCGGAAACCTGCAATATCAATAACAGCTTGTTCCAGAGCAGCTTCCGACAGGTCGGCATCTGCTGCAATACGGTTGCTGAAAGTGCCACCAGCGACGTTCGGGTGGTCAGTAGCAATCAGAGTCTTACCATCACCGCCGAGGTAACCAGAACCAGCAAAGGCACGGTTATAAACGTTGGCACCGATAATCTCTTTAGTCTGACGCATAGAACGGGCAAGAGCCTTAGCCTTCTGCGAACCAACCTTACCATACTGGTCATCCTCATAAATCTCACGAGTAATCATGAAACCCAGAGCGTACACGACATGGTTGTAACGTGAAGTGAAACCTTGACGCTCAGTATCGTAAGTGATCGGAGCACCCTCAGTCTTGACAGAAGCCAGACCAAAAGAGCTTAGACCGAGGTCTTCTTCGTATGCACGATCAGACTTATTCTTTTCAAACAGCTTGTCCCATTCTACTGGATAGTCACCGTACTCTTTACCATAAATAGCATTAAGGCCGGGCCAGAGTAGTTTGGCAAACGAGCTAGAAGTAATTACACCTGCTGACATTATTTATCCTTTCTTATTTAAAATTAGATACCAGCAGTACCAGTACCAGCACCCAGTTGAGCGTTGTTGATCTTGACTAGAACTTTGGTACTTGCACCAGTGATCTCATTGTCAGGACGCTGAACAACACCGAGCACCTTCCACTGGAGAGTAGCTGTGGTATTTTTAGTTGCCATGTCGAGGGCAGCAGCCGAAGTACCAGTGACGGTGGAACCGGCAACAGTAGACAGATCTGCGTTTTGACCTACATCAGCAACAGCGAAGGAATAAGAAGCGTTAGAGCCAGTGACGGCCTCTACTTCATAAATAACATCGGGTGCATCACATACCAGCACGTATTGTGCTGTTGAGGCGGGGCGATAGACTGGAGTATCCAGCGAGATCGAACCACCTGACATAGTACCTGCAACAGGGTCAAGCTTGGTGTTAATCACACCAACTACAACACCCAGAACTGCAGCACCGGCGGTAGCCTTGGTAACCAGTTGGATACCTTGAGCATTACCGTCAGCGGCCAGCTTGACAGGATCGCCTACGAATAGAGCGGTGCCATCAGCAGCAGCAGTTGCATAGATGTTTGACTGACCATTGTATGGGGAGCCATTAACGTGCTTTACCGGAATAAAGCCACGAATTTTTGAGGTGTTAGCCATTTAAAAAAATTCTCCTAAGTTAAAACCTCCCCAAGATTATTAATCCTTTGTGATTTTCAATGAACCGTAATCTTGAGAAGAATTTGCTTTCATCGCTAGTTCTTGCTCTTTCAGTTGTTGTTCCTTATAGGCTTGATCTTCCTTGTACCATTCATCCTTGATACGCATGAGATAAGCCTTAGTACCACCACCTACAGAGATTTGAACCGGACTACCCTCTTTTGTTGGAGTAGCAATCCGACGATCACCAATTTTAACGGAGTCATCAGAGACAACCTCATAACCCCGTTCTTTCATCATGTCTACACGATCACCGATATCATTGACGATACGATAGTTAAAACCGGGTTCTTTACCCTTAACACCGAGAATAGACCGTTGGCCTAGTGGGGTTCGTGTAGTGCGTGTAACTTGCTTTGTCATACTCGTTCTCCTCGTGAGAGTGCTAATTCTTTAAGATATACATCCTTCTCCATTACGTTGTTGCGGAGGAAGGAGTTCATCACTCGACGTTCTTCGTCGGATAATTCTAGTTTTTGTTTCTTGTTTACTGGGGTAGAAGCCACCGGGCTTTCCACTGCACCAGCTTGACGACGCTTCGGATTCTCAAAACGATCTTTATATCGTTCCTTTACCTCACTAGTGACATAGACGAGGACATCTTCTGGGTCAAGTTCAGGATGACGCTGAGCATACGCCATACCTAAAGTGTCTGCATAATCACGCATTTTTGCATCACGAGCATACCACTGATTTTTGTCTACCCACTCGGTAAAGCGGGGATCGACTTGCTGTTGTTGTGGAACAGCTTCTTGGTAAATCTCACGGGCCTTCTGTTCAGCCTTAAGATCAGTCAGCATTTCAGATGTTTCCAAATAGCCATCAGAATTACCTTCTTCAAGGTGACGTTTCTGTAGGGCTTTCAGTTCATCCACTGCTCGTTTATACTCAGTTTCACGCACTTTGGAATGATGATCTTGGAGCATACGGAGAACCTTCTTAGTCTCCTTAAGGTCTCGGCCAAGGGTATCAATCTTTCCAAACAATTCACCACGTTCTACGAACTCTTTAGCAGGACGCCACTTATCAGGATCACCCTCCCATTCTTCCTTTGGACGCCAACCTTGCTCACGGGCGCGGTCTTCATAGGCATTACCTTGGGGTTCTTGCGAAGTTGATTCTTGTGGTTCTTGTGCTGGAGCTTCTTCTAGTTGTACTTGTGGTTCATTTAGGACTTGCAGTTCTTCACTCATATTACTCTCCTCTTAGGATACAAATAATGTCTTCATCGTTACAGATAGTATAAGTAGTACCATCTGTGTCTACGACGTCTTTACCGCTATACTTGGCAATAGTAACTCTATCACCCACCTTTACTAGATCAGCACTTTCACCATAATCCTTAAAGCAGGTAGAGCCAAGTGAGATAACGGTTCCGACTTCAACAGCCTTCCGTTCCTTATTGGTTACCTGTTCTGGGATAATGATTCCAGACTCTGTCTTAGTTTCTACATCATCTAGTTTAAGAATAATTCTATGCAGAATTGGAACAAGCATTATTGTTCTTCTCCTAAACCGTCAATACGGAAGTCTTGCATCTCACGATAAGCAAGAATAAATCCGCGATATACATTGTCGTTGATGGGGTCGAGTCCTGCGCTGTTAGCGAGAACTTCTTTTGCATCCTCCACCCGTTCTTCGCAGGCCGTCATAAAGGCCTGTGTTACAGGATCACTCTTCCAATTTTGGAAGTCACTAACTGAGATAGTCATTTAAGTTATTGCCCCTTCTTAGTTGCAGGTTTCTTAAGTTGTTGTTGTTTGATTTTATTTGCTTCTGATTGATGTTGCATTGCCATTTGGTTCTGTTGATGTGTTTGTACCATCTTCTGCTGATGTTGTGCACCAGCTACCTGCATATCCATCGCAGCCTTCCTACCTGCAAACATAGCCTCACGCGCTTTAGCTTGAAGCTCCATCTGGGCTAGTTTAGCCTTCTGTTGTAGTTCTTGCTCTTTAGTCATCTGCTCCATCTGCATCTTCTGCTGGGCCATCTGCATATCGTTCTGTGCTTTCTGTTGATCGATCTGCGCTTTCATCTTCAGTGCCTCAGCCTTAGGATCAGGCGGAGGTGGAGATGGTTGCTTCAACAGTTGCTCAGGATTTGCAATCTCATGGGCTTCTAGGTAAAGCTTGGTAACAGCCATTGGATCGATTGTACCTAGTTGCAGTAGTTGCATTACAGCCTGAATCTTTGCTTGCTTCTCCTGTCCTGAAACGGCAGTAGGATCAGCACCGGGAATAATATCATCCTCAGAACCCTCATAATCAGACTGTGGAATCTGTTGATCCAACACTGAGTTATATTCTTCTGGGTTCATATACTCACGATTCAGTACGTACAGCTTGCGGAACTCCTTAGCCAGCGAACGATACACACGCTTATAAACAGCAGTAAATACCTTCATACCCTGCTCGATGGTAGCCATCGTTGTGGTAGCAGGAGTGTTCTGTCCCGGCATTTTACCAACAAAGATTTCAGCCACTGAGGCCAGTTCCTTACCTGACTTGAGAACAAGGTCAAGTAGTTTAAATAATACATCACTAGGCTCACGTACAGGAAGCGGGAATACCTGCTTCTTGATATCATCACCTACAGCATTAACAGCCTTCCACTCACCCGGAGTAAAGCGTGCTTCACCCATCTTGATACGGAGACCTTTACCAATAAAGCCAGACTGTAGGTTGCTAAGAGAACCAGCATCTACCAGTTGGTTAATAATAGTATTGGCAGACTCATTTAGAGGGCCGAGTAAACGACCAAAACCAATATCGTAAAAGCCGCCATCAGGGTTAGGAATGAAACTGTACTTGGTGTAGTAATGGATTGGCTCAATTGATAGAACTTCCCCTGATTCATTTAACTCTACCTTATCCGCATCAAAGCGTGGAGTAATACGTAAAACCTTCTGCGACTGTTGCTCGATGGTAATTACATATGGCTCAGAATAACCATCATCGTCAAGATCAAGATAGGTATGTTGTTCGAGAATAGTGTAAGGAGTTGTAACATCTTCTGAAGCGTCCCTCTGAAAGGCAGCATTAATCTTGTTTTCATCTGATTCCCAAACATCACCCGGATCAGCCAGATCGATGTCAAGGAAGATACCTTTGTTCTGTCGTTCTTTAACCTGACGACGGGTTAGGTATAATACTTCTGTAACCCGCTCTGCATCTTCCAGACTCTTGGCATTATAGTTAACGACAAGGAATTTTGGAAGGATCAGGCAGGAGCGGTTACGTTGTTTTGCTACATCCCAGTAAGTCTTCTTGAAGCATGTACCAGCGATAGGTAAGGAGATCAGGAGCTTGTCCATATCCTCTTCCCACTCTTCCATCTGGTGTAATACCTGCCAAGACATATGAGTAGATACCCGATCAGCACGCTGTGTCTTCTCACCTGTAGGGTCCTGTCCAAGGACTTGACACTTCACTACTTTACCGTTACTAGGTACAAGTGTTGGGTAAGCACGGGCAGCAAACTGCATAGCAGCAGTGGCAAGTAGTGGGTACTTAATGTTTGCAGCATTAGGCCAAGGGAATGTCTTCTCTTCACTAATCTGTAGGGCTAGTTTAGTCCAGTTAGATAGGTCCTTTTCCCATGGTTTACGCGAGTCAAGGTCAGTGTCAAAACCACTACTAACATCCGCACCAATTTCAAGAAGTCTCTCTTCATCTAGGTTCTCTGCTATATTGTTAGATTTTAAAATCTTATCAAGTTTTAATTTTGCCATATTAATATCCGGTAATAGAACTGCGTCCTAGATTATTTAAACCTGCCCTCTCATAGTCTTCCTCATAGACCTCATCAGCGATCTCATCAGTGGTTAAACCCTCTGACATCTTATCAATGAGGATACCTTGATAGGAAAGAGCATCAACCACGTCATCATGCTTAGCCCGTGGGAAAGACATACACTCATCTTCAAACTGTAACCACCAATCAGCAGACTTATCGAACTTGACCTGTCCTGCTCTCATACGAGCTTGGATCGATCTAGCACGTTGTAGCTTATCCTGTCTGTGTGGTTTAAGCATGTGCAAGTTCAGGTAAGTACCAGACTCATACATAGCTCTGTTTAGATATGGCCCCAAGGCCTTTGAGATTTGTGTGTCCTCAATGCCAACAGCTAGGGGATTGTATAATTTTTGTAGAGAAAGCAGAAGGTCCACAATCTCATTACCAGAGAGACGCTCACGGATACAATTACGTATGTGTAACTGGCCGTTAGAGTCCATACCACCAATCACAATAGCTGTATAGTCGGCACGATCCTTTAAGGAAATAGCCAAGTCAGCAGTGATGTAGTAGGTCATGTTCTTCTTCTTGTCTTCCTCAGTCATAGGAAGAAAGTCACCACGACGGAAATATCGGATAGAGTCATCTACTGGGTTGTTAAGCATCTCACAGGCATAGACCTCTGGGATACCCTGTTCTTCAAAGTCATTTCTCAGTTCCTTAAAAAACTGAGCAGTCTTTCTTTCAGGCCATAGTAAGGCAGAGTAGTCTTGATTGTGCGCCATGTACTTGACAGAGCGCCACATACCCTTCTTACGTTTAGACCAAATCTTTAAGTCTTCAATAACAGTGTCTTTAGCCGTCTCGGTTGGCATCAGCGAACACAATGGATCATCCAAGTTCATTACTGTGCCAACCCAACGGATAATTCCACGTTCTGAACGACACGGAATCAATGAGCCATATACCCAACGACGTAGTTTATCACGTCTATCCTTATTGGCAACCAACTCTTCGTTGAGTAGGTCATCAATAACGATCAGGTCTGGGCGAGTACCTTCCCACAACATGCCTCGTAACTTTTGTTCTGCACCTTTAGCGACAATACGGAATGCCGAGTTGTCTTGAAACCGACAGATGATGTCAGTCTCGGTGTCTTTCTCGATAACAACCCCCTTTTCCGACATCTTCATACCGAAAAGGTCATGGATTTGGGTTGAATCGTAGAGAATCTGCTTTATTGTGCCTAAGAACAGGGCGGCCTGCGCTTCTGTATCTGCGACAATCAACACATACTTGCGTTGTCTGAACAAAACTGCTGCTAATGTATAACTAATAGTAATGGTTGTACTCTTACTATGTCCCCGTGGTGCTGCAATAGCCACGAACTTATCGTCACTACAGCATAGATCAAACCACTCTCTGTGGAAATCGGCGAAGGGGGAAGCTTCGTCATAGTATGGTGTCAGACAGGATGTAGCAAACCCTTCAAGAACCTCTTTGGTTAGCTTTGGGTATACTGTCTTTACTGGCTCTGCCATACATTCTCCTATTCGTAGTGAGACTCACTCCAGATTTGGTATTTAATGCCCTCTAGGCGACCTACCATTTCCAGTGACTCATAGCCGTTATGGTGTATCCACTCACAGCCGTCTTTAACACCAATGATAAAGATGGTATCATAGTCCATCTTGCGTGCAGTATCCAAACACTCCAGTACATCTTTCTGGCTATCGGTTAATTCCTTAACCAACGATACGATTTTATCGCCCACGGCGTTCCCTCTTGGAAGTTTCAGACCTCATCGATCCATTGCTATTACGGGAGAAACTACGATTAGCGCTGGGGCTTTGAACGAAGAGATTACTCAGACTGTTCTTGCCACCACGGCTAACTGCCTTCTTATGACCTACATCGCCCTTAAGGGCAGTAGGCTTAACCCCATTTTTCTTGGCTACCTCAGAACGGGCGGCATTACGTTGAGCACGATCTTTCACACGGCTTTTCCTTTTGGTGTGTTCCCACTTTAACTCTTTTTTGCAACTAATAGTCGCGCTTTCCATGGGACATAAAAGGCACGACTACTGCCCTCCTGCCGAGGTCAAATCTTCCCCGGATAGATATCGAATAGCATTCATTAGTGTTTCCTTATTATCATGAAAGTAACCTAACCCTCGATTACACTCGTTACATAAAATCCCACGAACATTTCCATGTGTGTGGCAATGATCAACTACCGGGGCATCAGCTCCCCATGTACTAGAAAACTCAGTGCCACAAAGGAGGCACATGTTATTTTGAGAGAGTAGCATGGCATCATACTCATTTTCTCCCATATTATATTTACGCTGTAAATACCGTTCTCTAGCTGATGTTTTATTCTTAATATTCCAATCTCTTGTATCCTGTGCTGCACACGCTTTACATCTAGGTTGTAGTCCGGGCTTCCTTCCTTTTGGACGTTTATGGGAATACTCAGATAGTGGTTTCCATTCCTGACACTTCTTACACTGCTTCATGGTCAGTTTCTTTCACTTGGTAGGTTTCAGTGGCAGCATCAAACTCAACCAACTCACTCTCAATAACCTTTTTAGGCTTGCCAGTGACGAATTGTGCGAATTGCTCTGCCAGTTGTTGCAGGTGTGTGGCCGTTGCCTGTTGCTCTACAATCTTGGTAGGCTCCCGGCGTAGGACTTGGCGTTTGTCCATGATGGTATTGAAGGCTG